TCAAAGAGCTTCAAGTGATACTGTCAGATTAGTAGATTATGTAGATGGGTCTAACCTTACTGAGTCAGATTTAGACTTAGATTCTAAACAAGCCTTCTATATGTCTCAAGAAGCTCTAGATGAACGTGACAACCATCTAGCTATGGACACTACTGGGGCTGATAGTTGGGATGCTCAGTCCAAAAAGATCACAGACCTTACTACTCCTACGGCTGCTAGTGATGCTTCTAATAAATCTTATGTAGACGCACAGATTGACACAAGTACAACCAATGCTGACAACGCTGCTACCTCGGCAACGTCCTCTGCTACGAGTGCTACAGCTGCGGCTACAAGTGCTACCAATGCCTCTACCAGTGAAACTAATGCTGCTACTAGTTATGATAATTTTGATGATCGGTATTTAGGTCAGAAGTCTGCGGATGTTTCCGTTGATAATGATGGAAATTCACTACTTACCGGAGCACTCTATTTCAATACGTCTAATAACGTAATGATGGTCTACTCTGGATCAGCTTGGCAGAGGACTACGCCAACATCAGGAGATCAGACAAACATTAATAGTACAGTAACAAATGCTACAAATATTAATACTGTGGCAGGAGCAATAGCTAACGTCAATTTAACTGGTGGTTCAATAACAAATGTAAATACTGTAGGTACTAATATAGCCTCAGTTAATACTTGTGCCGGTGATATTCAAGATATTATTGATACTGCTGCTGATTTAAATGAAGCTGTTTCTGAGATTGAAACTGTAGCTAATGACTTGAATGAAGCTACTTCAGAGATTGATACAGTAGCAACCAATATAGATAACGTAAATACAGTTGGAAACAATATAACTAACGTAAATAGCGTTGGAGGAATTTCAGCGAATGTTACAACTGTGGCCGGAATATCCAGTAACGTAACGACTTGTGCCACAAATAATGCAAACATTACGACAACCGCAACTAACATTACAGGAGTTAACAGTTTTGCCGAAAGGTATAGGGTTTCTGGAACTGCACCTTCAAGTTCATTAGATCAAGGTGATTTGTGGTTTGATACCGCAAATAACGAGCTAAAAAGTTATGGAACAAGTTGGCAAGCTACATCCCCAAGTGCAGCAGACCAAGCCAACATTAATATAGTTGGTGGCGAATTAGTCTATGAGGAAGACTTAGGGTTAATTACAGCTACTCTTACGTCTACTTCTGGTAATAATATCTCTGACGTAGCAGATGATATAGCTAATGTTAACACAGTAGCAGGAGCTATAGCTAATGTCAACACAACGGCAACCAACATAGCTAATGTAAATTTAACTGGTGGTTCAATTAGTAATGTTAATACTGTTGGTGGCTCAATAGCTGACGTAAATAGGTATGCAAATGAGTACACCATAGCATCTTCAGCACCGGGCAGTCCATCCGAGGGTGATCTTTGGTATGACGAAACGAACAACGTACTTAAAGTACACAATGGTAGTTCCTTTGTAGCTGTTACTTCTGCTACTGCAGGAATAACAGATGTAGTTGATGATGCAACTCCGCAACTCGGAGGTGCTTTGGATTGTCAAAATAATAATATATCAAACACAGGCACTGTAGATGGTGCTAACTTACAAATTGATTTCGGGAGTATAGCGTAATGGCAAAAAAACTTCAATTACGAAGGGGAACTACGTCACAACATAGTTCATTTACTGGGGCTGTAGGTGAAGTTACAGTAGATACCGATAAGGATGTGATTGTTGTGCATGATGGAAGTACAGCAGGGGGTCATGCCTCAGTAAAATCAGGTTCAATAGCTTTAGCTGACTTAGCGGCTGACTCCGTGAACGGCACTAAGATAGCTGACGATTCTATTAATAGTGAACACTATGTAGACGGCTCTATTGACTTGGCTCACCTATCAGCAGATTGTGTGGATGGAACTAAGATAGCAGATGATTCTATCAATAGTGAGCATTATGTAGCAGCAAGTATTGATAATGAACATTTGGCTGATGATGCTGTTGGTGTAGCAGAGCTAAGTGCAACTGGTACTGCTTCTTCATCTACCTTTTTAAGAGGTGATAATGCGTGGGCAGTGGTAGACACTACTAATGCAAGTAACCTATCTACAGGCACTTTACCGATTGCTCGTATTGCGAATAATGCAATTACAGCAACGCAAATTGCCGGAGACACAATAACAGCAGCCGAGATAGCCGCAAGTGCCGTGAACACTGCGGAGCTTGGGGCATCAGCCGTGACAACTACAGAATTAGCTAATGGTGCTGCGACAGATGCTAAAATAGCTGATATGGCTGCTACTAAGCTGACAGGTACAATAAACACTGCTAGATTACCTGCGACTATTGAAATTACTACTGTTGATTGGGGTGCTTGGACAGCCGTAGAATCAGCTGGAGTATTATATTTTAAGCATAGTGGAACTAACAAAATGAAGATTGATTCTTCTGGTAATTTAACTGTCGTTGGAAACGTAACAGCATATGGGAGTGTATAATCTATGGCTATGCCTGCTAGTGGTGCAATTAGTTTAAATCAAGCTAATGTTGAAATAGGTAACTCAGGTACAGCTACTATTTCAATGAATGATGCAGATGTTAGAACTTTATTTGATGACGCATCAGGTCAAATTAGTATGTCTCAAGGACATGGTAAAGCATGGACAATCGCTACAGCAGCTACAGGCGGTTCAGTTACTACGTCTGGTAACTATAAAATTCATACATTCACATCTTCTGGTACATTCCAAATTACTGCCGGTAATCAACTTACCAATGGCTTTGAAATCCTCACTGTTGCCGGTGGAGCCGGTGGTGGTTGTGGTATTGGTGGAGGTGGGGGTGCCGGTGGTATGGTTAGTCAAACAAGTGTAACTGGTTCAATCACAAGTTATTCTGTAACTGTTGGTGGTGGTGGATCAGCTCCTGCAAACAATAGAGGAACTAATGGTTCTAATTCTTCTGTAGCCAGTATTGGAACTAGTTGTACTGGTGGCGGAGGTGGAGGCGGGGGTCACGGCTCTAGTTATAACGACGGAAGTAACGGTGGATCAGGTGGGGGCGCAGGTAATAATGGTACTTACGGCAGCGGAACATCTGGACAAGGAAATCGTGGTGGTACGGCTGTAAGTAGACCGGGTGAACACGCAGGTGGCTCTGGTGGTGGTGGTAAGGGAGCTGTTGGTGGAGCATTTACTGGTACTAATGGTGTTGGTGCTGGTGGAGCAGGTTCACAAAATAATATTGATGGGAACAATTACTACTACGCTGGTGGAGGTGGAGGAGCAGGATATTCTCAAGGTGGTGGTGGCACACCCGGAAAAAATGGTGGAATAGGTGGTGGCGGCGGGGGCGGTGGTTTTAATGGCGGCGCAGGCTCAGGAGGAGGTAGTGCGAGAAATAGTGGAGGAAGTGGAACTAATGGCCCGGAATCAGGGGCAGATGGAGGTAATGGTGGAACAAACACCGGTTCAGGAGGGGGTGGAGGATCAGGAAATACAAGCTCAACTGGGGGTACAGGTGGATCAGGCATTGTCATCATTAAATACCAATATCAAAATTACTGATTGTCTGGTTATTGATAATTTTTATTCTCCTAAAGAGCAAAAGGATATTTGGGAGGAACTTGATTATCATTTAGATTCTTTTTATCTGGATAAGAAAGGTTGTGCTCAAGATGGTGATATTCCATTAGCTAATTTGTCTAGGATATACTTAGATGAAATCTATAGAAACAATAGAGCTGACTCTAATATCTTAACTCATTACTCGAAAATCTTATCAAAAAGAAATCTAGAGAAGTATGCTGAGATTACACCCTCTGGTAGAACTTTAGAAGTAACTAATATAGATTGGTCTCAAGTTAGTTATTATGAAGATGGTAATAACTATGCTGAGCATTTTGATCAATTTATGCACTCTTGTCTAATCTGGTTTTTTAGAGAGCCTAAAAAGTTTACAGGTGGAAATTTAACTTTTACAGAAACAGGTGAAGTTGTAACTTGTAAACATAATAGGATGCTTCTTTTCCCAAGTTATCTCATGCACAAAGTAGATACTGTAAATATGGTAGAAAAAGATTTGGGTCAAGGATTAGGAAGGTATTGTTTAACACATTTTTTTAGTAGGAAATAATTATGGCTCATTTTGCAAAAGTAGTTGATGGGATAGTAACACAAGTAATTGTTGCTGAACAGGAGTTTATTGATACTTTATCTGACAGTGATTCTTGGATTCAAACGTCCTATAATACCAGAGGCGGAAAACACTACACACCAAACTCAAATACAGAAGATGATGGCGTAGCTTTAAGAAAGAACTACGCAGGAATAGGTGACACTTATGATTCAGTTAAAGATGCGTTTATTCCTGCACAGCCATATCCATCTTGGAATTTAGATGACCAAACTTGTCTTTGGGAATCACCAATTCCTTATCCTGATGACACAGAAAACAGTTACAATTGGGATGAACCCACATTATCTTGGATTAAAGAGGAACAATGATCAGAGCATTTATTATATTAGCAATCATCATGTTTGCACTATTCAAAGCATTTCAACTTTTCTAGGGAGTATAACGTGCCTGATCAACAGCAAGATATTCTGAACAAACTTAATGAGATGCACACAGATGTACTCCTAATTAGAAGCGATCTAGGTAGAACTCAAGAAGAAGTAGAGGATCACGAACTTATCTTACGAGGTAAATCTAAAGTAAATGGAATAGTATCAGAAGTTAAAGCTATGAAGACAGCCCAAGTTACTTCTAATAGACTTTGGCTTCTAATGGTATCAATTATTGGAACTGTAGTAACTTGGTTAGGAATAACAAAATGAGAAAAACTCGTAATCAACTTGTAGCAGACTTATTAACTGATAAAGAGAATTTACATAGACTTATTATTGTTGAGTGGTTTGATCCTTATGATGATAATGATGAAGTCACTATAGATACTTTAGATGCTAAAAAAGCTTTATATGAATCCTGTGGTTTTCTCATGGGAGTTTCAAACGATCATGCCGTTATTGGTTATAATAAAGACATGATTGAAAAAGGGAAGTACAAGGGATGTGGTTACATACCATTGTCTCTTATTACTAACGCACATTTAATGGATAGGAATTGCTAATGGATATGTTTAGAGGATGTCCGTGGTGGATGATGGCAGGAATGGTTATGGTAGGTTGGATGATTGGTTATTATATTTGTCGATAACTAATGGAAACACTGATACATGATGCTTGGGTCTTATTTACGGCTATTGGTGGGTGGATGATAAATCGACTCATGCACAAAATAGATAGCCTCGATAAGAGGTTAGAGCAGCTTAGGTATAACGCAATTGATCGACCTGAGTATAAATCTGATATTACCCAACTTCATAAAAGATGTAATGAACTAGAAAAAAGGAAAGAAAATGCACGAAATGTTTGATGTATTTATGGGTCAACAATGGTTTCAAATAGCAGGTGAGATTGTTCTTATCTTCACGGCTGTAACTGGGGCTTTACCTGATAGGTGGGTACAAAGAGTACCTATGTTAAGCACTGTATGGCCTATCTTTAATTGGCTTGCAGGTAATGTGTTTAATAATATTAATCATCCTAATGGTATGGCATCTAAACAAGAGGTGGAGGAAGAAATTGACAGAGCTAAAGCTAAAGTTAGGGAGCGTACTTCTATGCCTGATGTTCTTGATGGGCTGTAGCACCGCTACTGAACTTATAGCACCTGTAGTTAACTTTGGGTTAGGACTTTATAATGCTGATACATATTACTCAAAGGAGTGTGCTTGGTATGAAGAAGTAAAATTTAGTAAGGAATCCAAAGACATACTTAAGGAACACCCTGAGTTAACTACAGATTTAGCTAAGGTAGCTAGAAATAACGATATATATAAAGAGGTATGTGATGAGTAACGGCACAGTTAAAGATATGGGAGAGTTACATGGGTTATTGGCTAGAACATTGGCTGAAACTATTAAGTCAGGAGAAGCCACTCCGGCACACCTTAACGTGGTGCGACAGTTTCTTAGAGATAATAATATTGAGTGTCTTGGCACTAATAATGAAGATATAAAAGCACTTGTAGAGGAACTACCTTTTGAAGAAGTTACTAATAAACCCTTAAGAGCAAACTGATGAAAATAAAACTAGCAGATCAAATGAAGGCTGAGAGGAATGATTTGAGAATCAATCGTTACTCAGGTAATCGTAAAAATAAGGACTATGAACTTAGAAAAATGAATAGTTCAGGGGCATTTATTAAAAAACAAGAAGCACAGATAAAAAAGGAATCAGATCGTGATACTGCAAAACTAAAGACTGATCCTAAGGCTAAAAGACATCCAAAGCTAGTTAAAGAGTACTTGGATAAAAAGAAACGGATGGCTGACGCATATTTAAAAGATGTAAAGAAATCAGTTAAGGGTTATAAAAGCGGTGGTAAATCTGGTAAAGCTTATGCTAAACAACACCCACTTAGAAAAAAGCTTATGGGTAGAGA